GCGCGTGGTCGGGCGGCGACGCCAACGCCAACCTGGTCGCCGACCTCACGGGCATCCGCGACGCAATCAACGCCGTCCTGTCCGCCCTCCGCGCCCGCGGCGTCCTGGAGGACGAGTAGTGGCGATGCTGGAGGACGCGGCCTCCTGGCTGACGGCAATGTGCAATGAAAGCCTCGCCGTCGTGGTGTCCTGGAGGCCGCGCGGCGGCCCCGCGCGGGAGATCCCCGCCGTCGTCGGGAGGACGGTGTTCCGCTCGAACGACGGCTACGGGATGACGACCCACGCGGAGAGCCGCGACTTCATCGTCAGGACGCGCGACATGCCGGAGGAGCCCCAGTCGGGCGACCGGTTCGTCTGGAAAGGCGTCATATACGAGGTCCTCGCCCCGTCGGGCGAGCCCGTCTGGCGGTGGAGCGACGGCTACCTGAACGCCAGGCGCGTCCATACAAAGGAGACAGGAAGGGAGGAAGAGGATGGCCGAGCAGAACACTAACACCGGCCAGCCGGACAGCAGGAGCATATGGGACTCCGTGATGGCGTCCCGCCTGGAGCTCGCCGAGCTGCGGGGCATGATATCAATGCACTTCCGCGACGGCGAGCACCACCATCCGCCCTGCGCCCCGGCGGCCCATCTCCAGCGCACGATGATGACGGCGGCGGGGGCGTCCATACTGGCGCTCATATCCGCGCTCGTCTCCATCGCCCTGGAACTTGTCAAGAAATAGGAGGAAGGCATGAGCAAGGTGCTTGAAATCGCCGAGGCGGTCGCAGCCGCGCTCGCCGACCACGGGGCGGAGGTGCAGTTCATCCCCGAGTTCGCCCTCCGCGGGACGGCGGAGACGCGCGTCGTGGTCGTGCCGGCGGGGACGGAGTTCCGCGCCCTGTCGCGCGGCCTGCACGACGAGCGGCCCTGCGTCCACGTGGGGATCGTGAGGCGGGCGACCGAGGACGACGTGCCGGTGCTTGTCGATTTCGCGCAGGCGCTTGGAAAGTCGTTCCTCAACCGCCGACTGGCCGGCGCGACCTGCACGGGCGTGGCCTTCGACCCCATCTACTCGCCGACGCATCTCCGCGAGAAGGGGCTGTTCGTCAGCGTGGTCGAGCTGACCTTCGCCTCCGCCGGATGAACGGCGGGGTGAACGTCAGGCTCGACTTCGGGGACGAGCCGCTCCTCGGCGCGGTGAAATACGCCAACAGGAAGGCAATGCGATCCGCCGCCGCGTATGTGCGCAGAGTGGCGGTCAATTCGATCCACCAGTCGAGGAAGGCATCAGCCGCAGGCACTCCGCCGAACACGAGGAAGGGGCTGCTGAAGCGGTCCATCCTGTTCGGCGTCGAGCCTGACGGCAGGAGCGCCGTCATCGGCCCCGCCAAGTCCTTCGTGGGGCTGTCCATGACCGCCCACGAGTTCGGCGGGACGTACAGGGGCAGGAAATATCCGAAGCGGGAGCTGATGGGTCCCGCGCTCAGGAGGTCCGCGCCGGAGCTGCCGAAGCTCTGGCGGGACGCGATCCGCTGATTCTTCCAGCGGCAGCCCGACGCCATCACGGCGGGTCGGGCCCGAGGCATAAACATGCACGGGCCTGGCCGGACGGGCCGCCCGTGGCCCAATCAGGAGGATTGACAAATGTCCGTTGTTCTTGGACTTGACGCGGTGCTCTACCGCGGCACCGCGGGCACTCGCGGAAACACCGAGGTCACCAACGTGAAGGACCTCACCCTGAACCTGGAGAGCGGCGAGGCCGACGTGACCACCCGCGCGACCGAGGGATGGAAGGCCTCCATCGCCACCCTCAAGGAGGGCAGCATCGAGTTCGGCATGGTGTACGACACCGCCGACGCAGACTTCCAGGCCTTCCAGTCGGCCTACTTCAGCAACACCCCGATGGCGCTGTTCGTCTCGGACGGCGCGGGGACGGGGCTGGACGCCGACTTCTCCATCACAGGCTTCAATATCACGCAGAATCTGGAGGAGGCGATGACCGTCTCCGTCAAGGCGAAGCCGACCGCCAGCACCCGCGCGCCCACCTGGGTGACCGGCTCCGGCAGCGGTGGCTGATTCCAGGGCATAGGGGACGCGCGCAACTCCCCCGAAGCCACCCCCGCACGCCTCTGACGCAAGCGCAACCTGCGGGGGCTTTTTCGACTTCAGACAGTGCATATATATAAATAGGAATCATAGGAGACGGAATGAAGAGTTTCACCGACAACATGGGCCGCGCCTGGACGCTCGTGGTCAATGTGGCGACCATCAAGCGCGTCCGCGCCCTCTGCGACGTCGATCTGAACACCATCGTGGAGGTGGAGGACGGCAAGCCGTCCGCGAAGCTGCTTGAGCGGCTCTCCAGCGACCCCGTGCTGCTGGTGGACGTGCTGTACGCCGTCTGCAAGCCGGAGTGCGACCAGCGCAACGTCTCCGACGAGGACTTCGGGGCGGCGATGGCCGGGGACGCCGTCGAGCAGGCGACCGACGCCCTCCTGGACGAGGTGATCGATTTTTTCCCCGCGGCGAAGCGCGCGGCCTTCCAACGGATCCTGTCCGCCAGCCGCCGCTTCGGGGAGGCCGCGAGACAGCGGATGGAGGCGATGCTGGCGGACGGGAAGTTCGAGGAGAGACTGGTCTCCGAGCTGGAGCGGTTGATAGGCTTGTCGCCGAGTGCGCAGGTGTCTGCGGAATAGACCCGGACCCGTTCAAGCTGCGGGAGCTGCTGGCCATGACGGAGAGCCGCGAGCGCTCCGAGTGGGGGCGGCTCTCGAACCTGATGGCGCTGGTCGCCAACGCGCACCGCGACCCGAAGCGGCATTCGACGGTGCGGCCCGAGGCTTTCAATCCATACGCAGGGCGCGACAGGTACAGCGAACTGACCCGCAGGAAGCGGGCAAAGGCCCCGCTGACGGTGCTCCGCGACGTGTTCTGCAGGAAGGACAGCCGCCGCGAGGTGATTAGGACGGAGAGGATCGAGAGGCCTGACGACAGGAGGTGACGGGAATGGCAGGGGCAAGCGGAAACGTGAGGGCGGGACGCGCCTTCGTGGAGCTCATGCTCGACCAGACCCGCCTGGAGCGCGGGCTGAAGGCGGCGCAGTCGAGACTGAAGAGCTTCGGGGCGTCCGTCATGTCGATGGGTACGAAAATGCTCGGAATCGCCGCCCTGGCGGGCGCGCCGCTGGCGATGGCCGCGAAGACCTTCGCGGACTTCGACGACCAGATGAGGACTGCAAGGGCCGTGTCCGGAGCGACGGGCGCGGAGTTCCGTGCGATGACCGAGACCGCCGAGAAGCTCGGTCGCGAGACATCCTTCACGGCGAAGCAGGTGGCGGAGGGCATGACCTCCCTGGGGCGGATGGGCTTCAAGGCGGACGAGATAAACGCCGCCATCCCAGCCGTACTCGACCTTGCGAGGGCCACAGGGACGGAGCTCGGAGAAGCCGCCGAGATCGCGGCGAACAACATGCGGGTGTTCGGCATCGCCTCCTCCGACATGGCGAAGGTCTCCGACATACTGACGGCGACAGCCAACGGGAGCGCGCAGACGCTCTCCGACCTCGCCGAGGGACTCAAGATGGCGGGACCGCAGGCCTCGGCGGCAGGCGACGACATCAGGAACGTCTCCGCCGCGCTGGGGGTGCTGGCGAACATGGGCATCAAGGGCTCCCTCGCCGGCACGGCCCTCCGCAAGGCGTATTCGCAGTTCGCGAAGCTGCCCGTGCGGCAGAAGCTGGCGGAACTGAACATCAGCACGGTTGACGGCGACGGCAACCTCCGCTCGATGCCAGCCATCATGGCCGACATAGCTCGGGCGATGAACTCCATGCCGACCGCCGAAAGGCTCTCCTTCGCGGAGAGCATCTTCGACCTGCGAGGATCGCTTGCTGGGCTTCAGCTCGGCGGGAACATCCAGCAACTGGAGGATTTCATCCAGATGCTTGGCGATGTGGACGGAACGGCGAAGAACACGGCGAAGGAGATGGACGCGGGCATCGGCGGCGCGCTCCGCCGGCTCCAGTCGGCCTTCGAGGGCGTCCAGATATCCGTCGGAAGAGTCCTGGGCGAGGCGATAGCCCCGTACATGGACAGGATTTCCGCGATGCTGAACCGCCTCGCCGAGTGGGCGAAGGCGCACCGCGAGGTCATCATAACGATTGCGAAGGTCATAGGGATTGTCGCGGCTGCGGGCGCGGCGCTGGTCGCGCTGGGCGTGGCCTTCAAGGTCATAGCCTTCGCCGTGGGGACGCTGAACACGCTCTTCACGGTGATGAAGTTCGTGGTGCTCGCGCCAATCGCAGCGGTGAAGCTGCTGATAGCGGCGTACCACCTGCTGACGGCGGCGATAGCCATCACAAAGACCTTCGCGCTGGCCTGCTGGGCGGCGATATCCTCGCCCGCCTTCCTTGTCGGCGCGGCGCTGGGGGCGCTTGTCGCCGTGGTGTGGAAGCTCACGGGGGCGTGGGACATCTGCGCCGAGGCCATATCGGGCTTCTGGGGTGACTGCACAGCCGCCTTCAAGGACATCGGCGCGATATTCGGCGAGACGTGGGAGGTGATAAAGACCGCCATCGGCTCCGGCGACCTCGCCGGGGCCGCGAAGGTCGGGCTGGCGGCGCTGAAGCTCGTCTGGCTCAAGGGCATCTTCCCGCTCCAGAAGGCGTGGCTGGAGCTGAAGAATCTGCTTGCCGACTCCTGGACAATCGTCGTGTACGGCATCCTCAAGCTTGGGAACAACCTCTGGTACGGGCTTCTCACGGGGCTCTACAGCGTGGGCGACGCCATCGCGGACGCCTGGGCGGGCATCTGGAACGGCATCGTCGACGTGTTCGAGAGCACCTGCAAGTGGATCGAGAAGCAGTGGGTGAAGCTCGCCACGGTGTTCGACAGCTCGAACGTGACGGACGCCGCCCTGCAGGCCGTCGAGAGGAAATACGCGAACTCACGCGACGAGAGGGAGCGGCAGTTCGCCGCAGCCGTCAACGGACGCAGGGAGAAGCGGGAGGCGCTCTCCCGCGAGTGGGATTCGTCCAATGCGGCAATCGACCAGGCGCAGAGCCAGGCCATCATCGAGAACCAGGAGAAGTACCGCGGCCTCATCGACGACGCGCAGGCGAAGATCGGGGAGGCCACCGCCGAATGGCGCGACGCCATGGATGCTGTGAAGAAAACCGCCGCCGAGCGGGCCGCCAAGGCAGAGGAAGCCAAGGGGCGCACCGCGCAGGCGGCGCGCGGCACAAGGCAGGCCGCGGAACGGGCCGGTCTCTCCGCCGACAGGGGCGGCGAGCGAAGCTCCGCGGGCAGCTGGAGCCTCCGCGAACTCAAGGGGATGTTCGGGAACAACGACTTCGACCAGCGGACGGCCAACGCCAGCGAGAGCACGGTGCGC